AACAGTTTATATCCTCCAGGGAGGATTTTGGCTTCTCCACGCCAAAATACCGGCATGTTGCCAGCATAAGATTTACCTTCGAATTTAACTCCCATTTGTTTCTATTTTTTAATGGTTAATTTGCATCTGGAAGACCTTTTGCCCATTCTTCAGCCATTTCTTTAGATTTTTCCTCTGAAGTAGACAGAACGCCAGATGCGTTACTACTCTCAAGCCCTGCGGTAACAATGTTTTGCTTTACGCCTGCCAAGTAAGAGTTAATTGCAGCCTCATCCATTTCCGGGGTGATGGCAAATCCCTCTTTGGCTCTCCATTCCGGTATACCTAGTTCTTTCGCCTTAGAAGCGATCATATTAGCCCTTACAGCCTGCTGTTCCTTTGCTTTATAAGCATTGAGTTCTTCCTGTATAGGAGATAGTTTTGCCGCAAGCACTTCTTCAATCATCTTCTGTAAGTCAGGTTCGTTTTTTTTCTGCTCGCCCCCACCAGCAGATTCTTCTTTCTTTTCCCCTTTCACTTTATTGACAGCATCAGTTACCCGCTTATCAATACCACTCTGAAGAGAAGACAAGAATGTTTTTTGACCATCAACAACGGCCTGTAGATTTTCATCAGTTACAAAGCCTGTATTAGCAAGAGCTTCGGCCTGTCCCTTCAAGATTTCATCGCTTAACCCAAGATTTGAATAATTCTGTTTTAAGGAGTTGAAAATTTTATCTTTCATGTTTGATCGTTTTTAATTCAGCATAAAAGTATTAAGTAGCTAATTGGGAGAGAAATATTTAACTTAATGAAATACGACAATAGATTCATTGTCGTAAAATTGTGCCACTTTATAACAAAAAACAATACCATATAAATAATAATCCCTGTAAGAAGAATAGGATTGTGTCTTCTTGCAGGGATTATTATATTCCAACCGACTGTTGCTTGTCACTGCTTGATCGGCTGCGCATGCGCCGGCACATCCTTTAAATCGTACGGTCCCGGTGTCATAGCCTGTATGCAGAGGTACAATACTCCGTCCTGCGTGTAGTACTTGTTAAATTATAATTGGCAAAACGAAAAGTACAAATTTTCAAAACGAAAAGTATAAAAAAATAGCGTTTACACATTTTTCGAATGTTATGTAAACGCTATTCTATTTTTAACAATACCTTACATATCCCATCATAAGGATATTCTATAACTTTTAACTTTTCATTTATATCTCTTTTATACCATTTTTTCCCAAGGAATATTCACTCCTTTCCTCTCCATAGAGAATACCCATACCTGAAAAATCATCCCTTCGAAACCATCAGGGTCATCCAAATATCTCTTTGCAGCTTTTAGGATAGCTGCTGGAGCCGGCATAGCTGTAGGATACCAGTCACTATAGAGCCAATTAGCGACATAACGAAGATCATTCTGGTACTTTTTTTCAGGCATTTGAACCCCAGCGGCTTTAAATTCTGCCGCGATGTCACTCATAGTCCATACATGCGAAGTGCCATCAACGTTTTTAAGGTGTAGGATCGCAAAATCTGCAAGCTTATCATTGAAATGTTCACCATATTGATTTATGTATTCTTGCTTCCAATTTGACTTTACACCAACATTGGGCAAACTACTTTTTCTTTCCCCCCGATCCTGGGTTATCTTGATTATTCTCATTTCCCTGTCCTCCTTTTTTATTAAACAATGCTGAATAAATTTCTTCCAGCATTCTTCCTTGCTCATTCAGTCGCTTGGAAAAGTCGTTTTCGGATGAATTTTCGCTCGGAGCAGATGTTTGACTAATACGTCCTATGATATTGTCGCATTCTTTATATATAGCCTTGTACAAGTCTGTATTGTCAAGGATCTGCTTCACTCGTGATTTTTGTACATTCATTTCCTGCACAATAAGACGTGGATTGGTCGTATAGTAGATACGTTCATAAATGCTTTCTTCTGCATCTGCTGGAACTGTAATTTTATAGGTGCCCATGCTATCGCTGACGGTCATATCTACAATCTGCTGATAATGCCCCTCATTACCTATACGACCCGTTGTTGGTGCTGAAATACGCTGTATCTGCGCCATATCACAATATGGAAAGCCTCTCCTATCTTGCTCCAGCGAAAGGAGCACATCACCCTGTCTTAATTCTGCAAACTTCATAATTATATCATGTTTAGTGCCATATCCACCATACCGGGATTCCGTTTCATATAATCGACTAAACGCAGGAATGTAATCGAACCATAACGATCTATCAATGCCTGTGCTTCATCGGCTACTTCTTTAGCCATCTTTTCGTTCCTTGCCGGTAAAATGAGCTGGATCTTATACTCTTTCATAATTATTCAAAAGGTAGAGAGGACATATGTTGGCCATTAAACCAACAATTATGTCCTCCAGTTTTCTTTACACAGCAGTGGCCGCTGCCGTTCCACCGATTTCTCGTTGAATCAAGAAGTTCAGTTTCTGGTTAAGTTGCACATCATCCTTATGCTTCAATTCACGATTCAGACGGGCAATTTCCTGGTCTTTAGCTTGGTCCTTGATCAAACAAGCCAAATCTTTCTGTCCTGCCATAGTTTCGCAATGGTTACGTTCTGCCTGAAGCATGATATCGCTCTTGATTTCACGGATCAACCCTTTCACCTCACAGCAACAATCGCTTTGCGAACGCTCCATATTGTACAAACGTTCCATGATGGCACGGTCACTGTTCAAATTGGCATCTTTCGCATCACGAATATCGTTGTTTACTTTGTAACCCAGATCACAAAGTCCACGCTCTGTAGCAAATCGATTGTTCAAGATCTCACGAGCCGCACCGTCAATCCGACCATTTGTACCTTCTGCTTTATCGGAGATATCTTTGTAGATCCCAGCACGAGCTTCCTGTACTGTTGCTTTCACTCCTTCGATAGAGGCTTTAGTGTCGTTTACTTTATCCCATACCGATACGGCTGCTGCACCAAAACCACCTCCTACAAGGGCACCTCCTACGGCTCCCCAGCCACTACCATAGTCGCGTCTGCGATCATCATCATAGCATCTTCCGCGATCCGCATAGATCACATCTGTTATTTCTGCTGCCATTTTATTAAAAATATTTTTAGAGTTACGGTCAACATTAACCGCATCACAAAACTATAATCATAAAAACAGGTAGGGAATCAGTTATTTCCTAAAGACTTCTTTATCTTTTCCATATATACTCTCATTATTTTTCCTTGTTTTAAACGGTTTTCGAAATTAGCCAAAATATAGTTTACTGATCGATTAGTTTTGTGTATATAGGAGGCGATAGAAGGTGGATATAATCCGCTCTGTGAGAGAAAATACACCAATAGATATCGAGCATCCACTGTGTCTGTTGATTTACAATCTGACAGTATCAGAGATTCTGATACTTCCGTCTCCATGGAGACGATTTTAATTATAGTGGCAAAGATTTCCGATTTGCACATATTGTTTTAGTTTTTTATGCTTACCTTTGCCATACCCCAATAAGAATACAGACAAAAGGCATTCGCGTTGAAGACATTTAGAGCCTCCGACGTGCGAATGTCTATATTCGTATTCTATCTTATTGGGGAATAAATTAGAAAACGTCGGGGGCTTTTCTTTTATCTCTAAAGCCCCCAAAAGAGCGACTATAAACAAAAAGCTATTTTTTTAGCTTGTAGACCATCCGACCAACGACAATCAGTATTGTAACAATGATAACAGCTATAGCCCAACCTCCGAGCTCAATTTTTGTTCGTTGCCATACTGTCAATTTCTTTTCAATTTCGACCGGATATGGCACTCGGATAGTATCTGTCCGGTTTATATACACTGTATCTACTCTATCCTTGTACTTAAGAATATACCTATGTCTATATTCGATAACGGTATCGCCCTTCAGAGTAACAGAAGTTGAGTCATGAACAAATACACTATCAATTCGAACAGAGTTTCGAAAAAGACTGTCGGTCCTAATCGTTTCGACCGGAACATATTTGATTTGTGTACGGCAAGATGTAAGCAAGCAAAACAGGACTATTACCATTAATCCAATCAACCCGCCTATCAATTCGTTTTTTGATTCTTTATCCATAAACACAGAGATTACGGTTTAACAATTATAGGTTTGAGAAAGGATTTGTACTCATCCCTGACATCGAAACAGGGACATGATTTGATAAACTCAAACGGCTCAACTACGCCATCATTATTTAGATCAGGTGACGTATCGCGATGTCCGAGCAGTTCGACGATGTCGTACACCTGACAAATATCGTTTATCAGATCATCCATTGCCGCTTTCTGTGCCGGGGTCCGGGTATCGGAGGGTTTACCGTTAGCATCAAGGCCACCGATATAGCAGATCCCGATGCTATGATCATTGTAACCGATACAATGTGCCCCTGCGATCGTGAGTGGCCGACCGGTTTCTACAGTTCCGTCCAAGTCGATTACATAGTTATAGCCAATCTGGCTGAAACCGCGTGCACGGTGCATACGATCAATATCCTTAGCTTTGATATCCTGTCCGGCATGCGTGGCCGAGCAATGGATGATAATTGTGTCAATCTTTTTCATTTTCTTTATTCTCTTCTATGATACTGTTTTCTATTACTTCCTGCAATTCTTTGCTTTTAATGCCGACAAGTCCTTTTGCCAAACTCCATAAACTGATATGATAATGGATGCCTTTACATTCGCAATAATTGCTGATGACGCTTTCAAGCTCGCAGTAACAAGCAAGACACATGCAGCATACAGCCATTATGCTATAATCTATACCGAGTGGTTGCCCAATCGCTTTGCCCAAGACCGCAGCGAGTATTATCACACATATATAATCACCGATCTTGATCAGTGTTCGACGGATTGCCCGGCTAATACGGACTTCTTCTTTGCGTCTTCTTGCCTTGCTAATCCCGTACCACAGATCTGCTACGACCAACACAAGCGACAACAACATCAACCATCTCATATCCCACATCAAAGCATAAAATTCCATATAGAATGCCGATAACGTCACTACTTTAACAGATGTACCCATACATTTTTGATTTGAATTATTACCTTTGTACCATTAATGGTTGCCAAATAGGTAATCTGTTCGACACGCCGCCTCCTGTCTGTGATAGTCTGGAGGCGGATTTATTTTAAATTCTAAGCATGAGACATATTAGGTATATCACCCCAAAAGAGAATATTTCAATCCAGAACATAGGCTTCGTTTCTATATATTTATCCTTGAATGTTCCTTCTTCTTGCTTAGCCATGTTTAGTGCGGTATAGCCAACATATGGAAGCCAAGCGAGCAGCATAGGCCAGAAGTTTAAAGCCGCCCAAGTCTGAGAGAATAATATTGCCATCATTGCACCGGCTATATGTCCCCGGTGTTGGAATTTATCCGCTTTGTAATCTGGAAAACACCCAACAACGATCATCCCGGCCAACGCCAGGTAAGCGAGAAACTCCGTCCCCGGCTTACTGACTTCCAAGATCGCTGGCATTAACACCATAGGACAAGCCCACATTGTGAAGCGGAACCATCCTTTATGTTCTATCGCATAGAACGTGGCGCTTATCGAATAAGGTACACCCTTCTGCTTAACGCATACTGCGGTCGTATAAGCCGCAATAATCAAGATAGAAATAACTATTAACCAAATCATAATAACTTGTCATTAAAGTACGTGTCGAATTTAGATGCCGCCCGGCACAAAAGGCGGAATAAACTTATCTACAGGGCAACTTCTACGTAGTGACCAATCAATGCGGATAAGTCCTGCACCAAGGCTATTCCGCTATCCCGTGTACACTTATAGGTTACATTATCCTGCTTGTAATACTTACCGCTTTCGAGGATCATACCAGCAAATAAGGGGTCGTGACCTTCGTTATAGGGTATCGGATCGTCAATAGTACCGGTATGTTCTTCCGTCACTTCGTGCCACAGCGAATGTGCCCCTTGTCCCGGACGCCAGTCTTCTTGTGTTCGGTGAGCCAGGTCGCATTCAAATAGTTTGTCACCTTCCTGATATCGATCTCCCTTGTTAACATCAATTCCAACCTTCCATATCGGGTGCCGGTTCTTAACTCGTAATGCTTCAGATGCCGTTAAGCCGTATGTATTGATCTTTTCGTTAGCCTCCTTGTCCATTTGGTCAAGAGCCAGTAACCGGCTAAATTCCCTGTTAATCTCTACACCTTCCGGCAAAGCCCATTCTTCGCTTGCCAGCAGCTCCATAAACTCCGGGTCCGTAGATTCATATTTCGGAAATTCCTCTTCGCCGAAAGGTGATAAAAACTCTTCATGAAGGATCACCTTGCTTTGATCCGTGCTTGTCCTCATTTCCGGTAGGACTTCTATTCCGTGGGACTTTGCCCACACGATGTTTACAATTGCGTATTTCATATCCAATTATTTTTAATGTTACTTTGCTTTTAGGGTTTGGAGGTAGTTATAGGCTTTGATACAGTCGTCTTTGGAGAGGAGTTGATCGTTGTAGATGCCTAAGTTTTTTAGGGCTATTTTGGTAAAATTTGAGCTATAAAAACCTAAAAATAAACGGCTTGAAATATCAATATCACTTCCAATAGGATAAACTTTGTATTTATCCCATTTTTCATCATACACCCATCCATCAGAAGTCAAAGCGTTAATCTTTTTACAAGAAAAAGGATAGTTTTTTGAACCCTGTTTTAAATAAATCCTCATTCCTGTTGTAGCATTATAGATGTAAATTTGATTTGCTTTCAATAATCCTGCATTATCATTTCTATCTTCCATAAACTTCCAATCACCAACAATGGTAAATTTATCTGCGAATTGAATTAGTTTAGCACTGATTATTTCATCATCCACCCCATCAGTAATGAGGTATCCTTCGTATTCGGGGATTTGCTCTATGGTGATATCACAGGTTTCTTGTATTTTATCTAATGTAAATCCATACCAATCTCCATTTGCTTTAAATAAAAAAGACGGTAATGTATAAATTCCATCTTCTGATATTTTGTATATCTGTTGTCCTTCAGAAGTTACTTGTTTATAGGATAGAGTTTGACCATCTTTCAGTCCGTAAACTTTTATCTTATAAGAAGGAACTGTAAAAGAAGGTTGTTCAGGATAGGATTGATAATATAACTGTGTAGACGCAACTTTAACTGAAGTTATATTTACAGAATAACTCGTCCAAGTTAAATCCGCTCTATCAGTAGATTGAACCCATCTACCACCAGCATAATTCTCAGCATACAACCCATACCCACTCCCTTCTGCAAACCCAAAATTCGACAGTACAAGATTATTACCATTGCCCGTAATGTTAGCAATAGTAGCACGATCTTCGTCCTCGTTGGTTTTGCCGGTGACTGTCCATGCCTGGTCGGGGAAAAGCCAGGGATAGGTTTTGACGAAGTAGTCTTTGATCTTGGCCAGTTCTTCTTCGGTGGCATCGTGGTCGAGAATAACAAGTTCCCAGATAGCAAATCTACCACAATGTTGGCCTCCAGACAATCCACATCCTACACATAATGGTTTTCCATGATTTTTGTCACCTTTTAAAATACCAACATTATTATATTGTTTTGATGTTTGCCATGTAAATGGTGATTTTGCAAAATCTATGATACCTCCAGCACCTAAATTCCAATAACCCTTATTTGAGGATTCTATTTTTTCAAATGCTACACCTTCTCCCGTGGAATAATTCCTAGTTGACAACAGTCCTCCTGTCAAAGTTGTATTCAAGAAATCCTGATCCCACTGTCTCAACACCACAACAGTATAACCTTTTTCCTTAGTCAGAATAGGGAAGTTATCACAGGTACCATAATCGTCTACTCCGTCAAAAACGAGTGCACCGGGGTAGAGGGGTAGTTGTTCGATGGTGATATTGCAAGATTCCTGTAATTTTAAGAACTTGAATCCGTAATAAGCATTTTTAGCTCCAAAATCAAAACTTGGTAGATGATATATACCATCATTTTCAATTCTCATTATAACAAATTGTTGTGTTCCATTAGAAACATATTCAATTCCTTGTCCGTCTGTTAAACCAGAAACTTTGATAGTACATGATAAAACCCTAAATCCAGTATCACTTAGTGATGATTGATAAAATAATTGAGCTAATCTATTATCCTTTATTGATCTTGCATTAAAAGACTTATAAGTCCAAGTGGCATCAATTCTTGATTCTGCCTTATACCATTTATTACTATTATAGTTCTCTGTATATCCACCTACCCCACTCATTCCACCCCAAGCGAAATTCTTGAAGGATAGGAACCTACCTTTGCCATCCGCATCCTCAATCCTCGGATCGTCCATAGCCGCCATCATCTCGTTCGTCAGGCCGCCAAAATGCCAGCGGGTGACATCGCCCGGAAGTTGCGGGAAACCGTCGCTGGAACCGCCACCACGTCCTCCAAGTCCCAGCTTTATCCCTCTCAAGTCTATGCTCGAAAGATCAATGCTGGATAAATTGATATTCTTGAGAGTTATCATTGCAGTACATAGATTTTAGATGGTTCCGTTGTTGTCACGAGTCTTACCGTCTGTCCAGATTTGCCTATTACCCCATTCTCCCAAAGTATGACGTTTCGGGCGGGATAAGCCGCGACCACCCAATTATCACCAGTAATGCTTCTTTCCAAAACGATATCGCCCTTATCTTTCAGTTCTACATGTAGAACGATATCGCTTGATTCAAGCGATATGGAATCCGATATATACCTATCTCCCTGCTTGCTAAATGTTACTTCCGTTGCCATAATATTTTAATTATCAATTTTGTGAATAAATATATCTTGTACCACCATTTAAGCGAGGTTTTAACTTCTATAGTGCCGGAATTTTCATTGTTGATTGGAGTCAGACGAACCGGCATTACCATTTGCTTGATTGATTTCATTATTAATAGTTCTTTGTCGTTTTTCCTCCAATATCTTTCGTATTTCATCCTCTGGTTTATCCGTTATACTAAGCATTTTCACGGCTGTTTCAAGAGATATAATACCGTCGTTATACAATTCGCCTATTGCTGCCCACTTCTTATCTATATCTTCTTGAAATGGTTCGGAAAACTCAAAATCAATATCTAAAACCTCCAGTTTAGAGCGTAATTCTATATGAGTTACATTCTTCATGATGGCCAATATCAGATTCTTTTCGCGGTCTACCGCAATCTCATATATTTCCTTGCGATTGTCCCTTTTCATATAAGATGGAGCCATTGCACGCTTTAAAGCCTCTCCTGTTAACGTGCCCAAGCCTTTCGTATTCTCCGGTGAAAAGTTAAAAGTAAAGGTGTCATTAAGGATAGATTCTTTCAGTATGTCTTTTTCAAATTTCTTGAGTTCGACGGAATCCGGTGGTGCTACATAGTCGAACATACTATCTGGTCCGTGCATCCTAATAACTTCCCCTACATTATCTGGATCACTAAGAGAAGCCAACACATCTGCCGAAACTTTAGCTTTTGGATCTGCAAAATAGTTGACAGTATCGGCAGATTTTGAATCGACATACTCGTCCCTATTTATACGAGACTGTGCGCCCTCCCATTCTTTTTCCTGTTGATAATAGATGATATTGATTTTACCAGTAGGATTAATTACGGGCAGAACCTCCCATCCGCGATCATTTTTCTTGCATCTATAAATAAACTTTGGAGTCTGGATATCGAAATGTTCTATCGTGTTTACTCCTTCTTTCAAGTAATATCCATAACCGAAAGCCAACATGGTCCCGTACTGGTCGAAAAGAGGACGCAAGGTATAGCCCAAAGATTTTGCCAGCAAAACAACTTTCACCTCCGCTTTTCCGGTTTCCTCGTTGCGGTAGATATGGTACAATTTAGCACATTCCGTCTCGGCGCCTGCTAAACGTTTAGCTTGACGCATGGTTGTGTTGAAACGGGTATCCTTCAAAAACTGAGTATATGCGTCAAAAGCAACATCTTGCACGTCGGGATCATTTTTGCTCCATTTTATCGGTTGCCCCAACAGATAAAACAATGCAACCTCATTTATATAGGCCTGCCATCTACGAGGGAGTTTTTCCGTGATATATGGCTGTTTGTCCTTTCTGAGTTTATTTTTGCGATTCATTACATCATGGAGAGCAGGATCGTATTCTTTTATTGCCTCCATAACTTCCAAATCTCGATTTTGAAACAACTCCATCGCCCGACTTATATCTTTTTCTGCGATCAAAGTCATTAAGTCTTTGTTGGTGCTTGTCCCATTTAAAGATCCGCCCCTAAACAAATCCACTATGTAATTCAATATCGATGCCATATCTTAAGTTTTAATATATCCCTAAATCTTCTTTCGAATACTGCCTGGTTATTAATACTTTACCAAGCAGTTTACCTATTGTATAATACCTGGAAGCATCTATAAGATGGTTGTAAGCATCAATAGGCTCGTTTATAAATTTACCATCTTTATTTTGTTCATACACGTAATTTTTAAGCTCTCGGATCAAATTGACAGACCTACGAGTAACGCATATTTTATACTCCATCATCTTAAATAGTCCTCCCATTACAGAGCCTTTATATTTGTCGGCAGGGAAGATGATAATTCCCGCATTAGCAATCTCCTGTATTAACCTAGGGTCGGCACTATCTGCGTAAACAAACAATCCCTGCTTCTTCAATTCCTTGATGATTTCGCTTGTGAGCATGTGTGTCCGGTAACACCGCTCATCCAAATACAGCCTATTATCAAGTACCCCACATTTAACTATAGCGGTAGGGTCCGAACTGTATCCAAAATCAAGACCAGCGGCAACATGCTTTGCGTATGCCGGAAATTCATCTACAATTTCATATTCGGGGAAGACAAGACCTTCTGCCATTGCCTGCAATCCTAATCCGTATACAGTCCACAACACTTTGTTCTTGTATTGAAGCGACTCTATCTCGTCAATAATAGTTTGTTCAAGAAATGGATTATCCTTGTAGGTCGAAATAAAGTGATATGTACGTGGGTCCTTGTTCAACTCACACAACCAATGTTCGTCCGAAAAGGATGGATTGTAATCAACAATGGAAAAATCGGTAGTACGCATAACGAGCTGTTGCCATTCCAGGAATGAAATTTCGTTTGCCTCATTGCAGTATAAGATATTTCGTTTACGACCTCTGATCTTCTGCTCATCATCTGTCGAGAAAAACTCAACAAATGAACCGTTCGGAAGTGTATAAATCATTTCAGACTTATTCATACATCTATTATCCCATATCTTATACTTATCCTGCATAATCTCTTTAAAATCGCGAAACACAGAACCTTTTAACGCAGGCAATGTCTTTCGGACAATGGATAGAGACTTTTTGTTTGTGAGGATATGAGATAATAGATAGATAAGGATGTTGTACGTCTTGCTACTACGCGAACTACCCTGAGCAGAGACAACCTTATAGCCGGAGTGGATGGCATTATCAACTTCTGTAAATATTTTAGTCGTTTTAATTATCGCCATGATCCGCGTCCTCCCTCTTATCAATGACCTGTATTACAAAACCACTTCCTTCTTCTTGTTTTACCTCTTGCTTTATAGGAGCATCCCAACCCAACAGCTTAGATAGCTTATCTATTGCATCAATCTTATTATAGAGCTTTAACTCATATCCTTTATCTGTTGATTTAATCGAAAGAATGGAACGTTGTATGCTTGACGGTAATTTAGAGATATCTTTGATCAGGATTGTTGTAAACATCTCATTAGACTTTACCTCCAACGCGTCGACAATATTGGCACGAGCAATATCGGCAAGAATCCCTACCGCTTCGTCTTTGGTTATATCAGACCGGTTCCTCATTTGAGACTGGAGCTCTCTTATCCTTAGGGCAACCTTAGGGCTGTTCAAGAGCTTCGAAGACTCTACCCAAATTGCATTGTCCGACTTACCATTACATCTATATGCCCGTCGATAAGCCTCAGAAGCGTTTCCGCATTCGAGGTAGTAGTTGCAGAACATTTCTTGTTTTTGTGTCAACGCCATGCTTTTTATAATTAATTGAGTCAAATTTAAATAGCATAGGCCAGCTATAGGAAGGATCATTACAATTATTCACGACAACAGAACCATTGTCGTGAATATTGTTAATTGAGTGAATATTATCCAATCCTATCCATTATTTCGTTATATATACGATGGATATCTTGTCTAAAGTATTTATACAGCTGATAAGATAGATACAACCCGTTTAAATTATCGGAAATAGTGGATTTCCCATTGAGACCAAATACTTCAGCAAGTTTATCCCTTAATCCCCTTTTCATTTTTCCATCGGCAAGAGCACCGGGAGAATACAAAATTAAAATTATGAAAATGAATTTCTTTCTTTGGGGGACATTAGCTCGAAAAACTTCCTGCTGAGAAACAATCTCCTTAAACCATTCATACAATGTCGGGATCATATCTAAGTCTGTCAAGATAGGCTTGGTTAATTCTCTTTCTCTTTCTGATAATCTTGCTTTTTGATCCCTGATAGATCGTATTTCAACGATTTTACTAAACACGCACGGCTTCTGTTGTAAAGACATAATAATCCATTTTAAATTAAGCCGTTTGCACAAAATTACAAATTAATCCTCATATCAACAATACATTGTTGATAAAATATCTTTTCGTAGTTATCTTTGCCCGAAAAAAAACATGAGCGAAGAATTAAAACAGCTAATAGCCTGGTTTGAGAGCTACCAAGTGACGTTTAACGAGATCCGGTTAAGCGAGTGTGAGAATATATTTGATTTAAGCAAGTACATTGATGTGCATGTCAGATCGGTTAAGAGGAATTGGGATAATCCGACCTTTGCAAGTGATATACTGAGGTTGCAAAGGCTTAAAAAGGTGTTGGAGGAAAGAGGATAAAAATAAAGCCGGAGGTTATTCCGGCTTTATTTTTATGTATGTTTTGTAAGATAGGCCAATTCATATTTACAAAGATACTCCTTTATCCTATCCGCCTGAGCTTTCTTTATGTGGCAAAAGGATATGTATTTTCTAAATTTATCCATTCCAAAATTACCAAGAGCCTCACCGAAAGAAGTATTCATGAATAACGTTGGAATAGAATCAACTCCCGTCATATCAATAACAAGCATCTGGTTTGAATTGATTGCACTTTCTATATGCGGGTACAAGGCCGCGCCAGCATCAGGATAACTTTTCCCTTCTAACAAACTCGCAATATTAATCAGTCTCATACGCATAATATTTATAAAGTAAAACTTCCAAACTCAAAATCTTGTTCAAAGGAATCTATTGAGATATCAAAGTAAATCAAAGTTCCATTAAAATCAAAATCAATATCAAACATTTCGCAAGAACCATTTTTACCGGTTAACTTGATAAGTCCTTTATTACTCACCATTCTGAACATATTTTCACCTTTTAAAAATGTTACAACCGTATCAAGCCCAAATCCTTTATTATATGCCTTTGATCCAGAAGTTACGCCTGATTCTAAAGATTTTTTCAATACATAAGAATCTT